GCCGTCCTCTCGGCCGCGGAGACCGCGGCGAACTTCGCGGGCACCGTCGAGACCGACGCGCCCGCCAACGGCGAGGCCGACCCGGTCGAGCCGATGGACACGATCGAGCTCGAGGCGAACTCGCTGCTGACGCTTCCGGCCGGATGGAAGATGTCGCAGGTCAAGCCCGAGCAGCCGACGACCTCCTACGGCGAGTTCAAGCGCGAGATCCTGAACGAGATCGCCCGCTGCCTGAACATGCCCTTCAACGTCGCCGCCGGGAACAGCTCGGGCTACAACTACGCCAGCGGTCGGCTCGACCACCAGACCTACTACCGGGCGATCAGGATCGACCAGGCGCACCTTGCGCGGACGGTGCTCGACCGCGTGCTCGCGGAGTGGTTCGACGAGGCGAAGCTCATCGAGGCGCTCGTCCCCCCGCGCGTGCGCGTGCTCGAGTCGCTGCCGCACCAGTGGTTCTGGGATGGCACCGAGCACGTCGATCCGGCGAAGGAGGCGACGGCCCAGGCCACGCGCCTCGCCAACAACACCACGACGCTCGCCTGCGAGTTCGCCAAGCAGGGCAAGGACTGGGAGGCGGAGCTGCGCCAGCGCGCGCGCGAGCTCGAGCTGATGCGCGAGCTCGGCATCGCGGCGGCCCCGTCGGCACCTGCGGGACAGGACACGGGAAGCGTCGCGGACCAGCCCGCGGAGGAGAACGATGACCAGGTCGACTGACGGACAGGCCGCCGAGCTCGCGCTGTGCGCGCCGGTGGAGATGCTGCAGGCGGAGGCCGTGCCCGAGGGAGGCGCGCCCGCGCTGCGGCGGTTCTCGATGAACGCCTACACGGGCGGCGCGATGACGCTGCGAGGCTGGCGGCACCCGACGGTGATCGACCTTGCCGGGATCAGCTGGAGCGCCAAGGCGCGCCCGATCCTGAAGGACCACAACCCGTCGCTGATCGTCGGCCACACCGAGGGCGTGTCGGTCGTCGACGGCGTGCTGCGGGTCGCGGGCGTCGTGAGCGGCGCCGGGCCGGTGGCGCGGGAGATCGTCGAGGCGGGGATGAACGGCTTCCCGTGGCAGGCGTCCGTGGGCGCCTACGCGTCGGAGACCGAGCAGGTCCCCAAGGGAAGGCAGGCGATCGCCAACGGCCGGACGTTCGACGGCCCGGTGTCGATCGTGCGCCGGTCGGTACTGGGTGAGGTGAGCTTCGTCGCGCTTGGCGCCGACGACGGCACGGAAGCACGCATCGCGGCCGAGGCCGCAGGAAACGAAGAGGAACACACGATGTCCGAAGCAGAGAACGTCGCACAGGCCGCGGCACCCGCCGCCGAGATCCCCTCGATCGCCGCGCAGATGCGTGCCGAGGCCGCCGCCGAGAGCGCCCGCATCGGCGCGATCCGCAAGGCATGCGCAGGCCAGCACGCCGAGATCGAGGCGAAGGCGATCGCCGACGGATGGGACGCCACGAAGGCCGAGCTCGAGGTGCTGCGCGCCTCGCGGCCCCTGACCGGCGCTCCCGCCGCGCACGTCCGCGGCGCCGACGCGTCGCCGGAGGTGGTCGAGGCCGCGCTCTGCAAGGCGGGCGGGCTTCCCGGGATCGAGCGCCACTACGACGAGCGCACGCTCGAGGCCGCCGACCGCCGCTGGCGGCACGGGCTCGGCCTGCAGGAGGCGCTCCTCGAGGCGGCGTGGGCCGGTGGCCACACGGGCCGCTCGGTCAAGGGCGACACCCGCGGCGTGCTGCAGGCCGCGTTCTCGAACTTCAGCCTGCCGGGCATCTTCTCGAACGTGGCCAACAAGTTCCTGCTCTCGGGCTTCACCGCCGTCGAGGGCGCATGGCGCTCGGTGGCCGCGACGCGCTCGGTGAGCGACTTCCGGCAGGTGACGAGCTACCGCATGAACGGCGCCTTCGTCTACGACGAGGTCGGACCGGCGGGCGAGCTCAAGCACGGCGACACCGGCGAGGAGAGCTTCACGAACCAGGTGAAGACCTACGGCAAGATGTTCAGCCTCACGCGGCAGGACATCATCAACGACGACCTCGGCGCGCTCTCGGCGGTGCCTTCGCGCATCGGCCGCGGCGCGGCGCTGAAGCTCAACCAGGTTTTCTGGGCCGCCTTCCTCGCCAACGGCTCCTTCTACACCACGGCGCGGAAGAACTACGCCTCGGGCGCGACGAGCGCCTTCGGCATCGACTCGCTCACCGCGGCCGAGCAGCTCTTCCTCGACCAGGTGGACACCGACGGCCAGCCGATGGCGATCTCGCCGCAGATCCTCCTCGTGCCCACCGCGCTCAACGCGAAGGCGGCGCTCCTGATGGCGTCGACGGAGCTGCGCGACACGGCGGCGAGCACGAAGTACCCGACGCTCAACCCGCACGCGGGCAAGTACCGGGTCGTCTACTCGGCGTACCTGTCGAACGCGACGCTGGCGGGCAACAGCTCGGCGGCGTGGTACCTCCTGGCCAACCCCTCCGACATGCCGGTGATCGAGGTCGCGTTCCTGAACGGGCGCGAGCAGCCGACGGTCGAGAGCGCCGAGGCGGACTTCAACGTGCTCGGCGTCCAGATGCGCGGCTACTTCGACTTCGGCGTGGCGCTCCAGGACTGGCGCGGCGGCGTGAAGATGGCCGGGGCGTGATCCATGGCCGCTGGCCAGCCGGTGCTCGGCGAGGAATGGAACCAGTCAACCCTGAAGGAGACCAGACAGATGGCGACTTTCGTTCATGACGGCAAGTACGTGGACCACACCCCGGCCTCGGCGGTCAGCGCCGGTCAGGTGGTGGTGCAGGCGGACCTCGTGGGCGTGGCGGTGCGGGACATCCCGGCCAACACGCTCGGGGCGCTCGCGACCGAGGGCGTGTTCAGCTTCCCCAAGGCGACCGGCGCCAGCACCGCGATCGCGGTCGGCGCGACCGTCTACTGGGCGAGCGGCACGTCGACGGCGACGGCGACCGCCACGGGCAACAAGCTCATCGGCAAGGTCGTGAAGGCCGCGGCCGACGCGGACGCGACGGTCCTCGTGAAGCTCTTCCAGTGAGGCGCGCATGCCCGACCTCATGGCACGGGCCGCCGCCTTCGTGGCCGACAAGCTCGCGGCGCACGCGTCCAGGCGCGTGACGTACGTGCGCGGGCAGGAGGCCGCGGAGCTCGACGCCACGGTCGGCAGGTCGTCCTTCGACCTCGACGACGGGCACGGCATCGTGCGCTTCCACGTGCGCGACTACGTGGTCCGGCGCGCCGACCTCGTGCTCTCGGGCATCCCGGCGCTGCCGAAGCGCGGCGACGTGGTCGAGGAGCGGCTTCCAGACGGCACGTGCGAGCGGCACGAGGTGGTCAACCTCGCGGGCGCGCCCGAGTGGCGGCCGTGCGACTCCTCCGGCGTCCTGATCCGCATCCACACCAAGAGGCTCGAGGCGACGTGACGAGCGACGGAAGCAACCCACGCACCTTCGGGAACGTGCTCGGCATGCTGCAGCTGGCGGCGATCCTGCTGCAGTTCGCCGGGCTCATCTGGCTCGGCGGCCGCTGGTCGGCCGAGATGAACGCCACCGCCGAGCGCGTGCGCGAGCTGCAGGGCATCGTCGGCGACCTCGCCAAGAGCCAGGCGCAGGGCGCGATCATCGACGCCACGCAGGGCGCCCGCCTCGAGACGCTCGCCAAGCGGCTCGACGAGGTGGTCGCGCGGCTCGACCGGCCCGACCCGCGGAGGACGCCGTGAACGAAGGCATTGCCGCCGTCGCAGACGCGCTTGCCGCGGATCTCGCGGCGCTCGACCTGGGGCAGCCCGCCACGGTGTCGAGGGCGTTCTTCCCCTACCGGGACCGCGAGGACCTCGGCGCGCTGACGGTGACGGTCATGCCCCGCGGGCAGGAGCGCACCGTGGCGGCGCGCGGCGGGCTGTCGCAGGTCGACCACCTGATCGACGTCGGCATCCAGCGCCGCATCGACGGCACGGACGAGGCGTCGCTTGCCGCGACGGTCGCCGCGGTCGAGCAGGTGGCCCACTGGCTCGCGGGCAGGCGCCCGTCGGCCACGCCGGACTGGACGTGCGTGGAGGCGCGTGCGGACCCGCTCGTCGCCGAGGACCACGCGCTCAACCTGAGGATCTTCACGGGCGTCGTCCAGGCGCGGCTCCGTAGCCACGCCTGACCGGCGCGCCCCGTCGGTACTGGAGAAGGGACACCAACCATGGCCTACAAGCTCGGAATGGACGCCGTCATCAAGTACGGCGCTGCTGGAGGGACGGCATCGACCGCGCTCACCAACGTGCGCAACGTCACGCTGAACCTGGAGAAGGGAGAGGCGGACGTCACCACGCGCGCCAACAACGGCTGGAAGGCCACGGTGGGCACGCTGAAGGACGCCTCGATCGAGTTCGAGATGGTCTGGGACACCGCCGACGCGGGCTTCACGGCGCTGAAGAACTCGTTCTTCGGCAACACCGCGATCGCGCTGCTCGTCCTGGACGCCGCCACCGGCGGGCAGGGTCTCGACGCGGACTTCATGGTCACGAACTTCAGCCGCGAGGAGCCGCTCGACTCGGCGATCATGGTGAAGGTCACCGCGAAGCCGACGCTCTCCTCGCGCGCGCCGAGCTGGCACACCGCGTCGGGCGGAGGGAGCTGATCCATGCAGACCTTCCGCGACAACGCGGGCCGGACGTGGACGGTGTCGGTCGACGTCGCCGCGATCAAGCGCGTGCGCGCCCTCGCGGGCTTCGACCTGCTGTCGGTCATCGACGGCAAGGGCATCGACCGGCTCGTCCTCGACCCGGTGCTCCTGTGCGACGT